GGGCGCACCCCGCCCACGCGGACGGCTCCTGGCGGCGGCACGCGGGCATCACGGCGGCGGCCGCCTCGTGACCGCCGCGGTCCTCACCCCGTTCACCGCCGGGCAGGCGGTGGAGCTCGGCAACCGCTCCTGGTGGAAGCGGCTGCTGCCCATCGGGGAGATCGACTACAAGGGCAGGCGGCTGAAATTCACCCGCGACTACCTCGCCGGCCTGAAGTACGCCTTCGATGACAAGGCGTACGACCAGACGGCGTTCCAACTCGCCGATGCCGCCAACACCCACACCAACGACCCGGAAAGGTTCCGCGGCGAGATCGCCGAGATGGACCTGCGCGGCGACGGGCTCTGGGTGCGCCTGAGCCCGACCGACGCCGGCGACCGAGTGCTCCAGGAGAACCCCAAACTCGGCGTGTCCGCCCGCATCGTCGAGGACTACGCCCGCGCGGACGGCAAGCACTACCCGGCCGCCATCCAGCATGTCCTCGGCACTCTCGACCCCCGCATACCCGCTCTCGGCGCGTGGCAGGCGATCGAGGCCGCCAACCCCCTGCCCGACCGGGTGATCGACCTGTCCGGGGAGTCGTTCACCGACCTCAGCGACCCCGCCGGCGACGGCACCGACACCGAAGGGGAGGCCGTCATGGCGGACCTCGGCAACCTGACCGGCGAGCAGCAGGCGCGGCTCGCGAAGCTCCTCGACCTCGACGACGACACCCTCGACCTGCTCGCCGCGGGGGGCCTGGTGGTCACCCCGGAGGAATTCGACGCGCTCGCCGGCGCCGATGAGGACGAGGACGGCGAGGACGGCGAGGACGGGGACGGCCTCGCCGGGCAGATCGACGCGATGACCGACGAGGAGATCGCCGCCCTCGAGGCCGAGTTCGACGCCGAGTTCGGCGACACCGAAACGATCCCGGAGGGGGAGCCAGTGGCCGCAGGACTGAGTGCGGAGGCCCAGTTCGAGATCAACCTGGCCAACGCGCGGACCGAGGAGACCCAGCGGGAACTGGCCGTCATCACCGCCCGGCTCCGCGAGGAGGACTACCAGGCGGAACGCCGGCGGATGGCCGACATGGGCGTCCCCCCCTACATCACCGACCTGGCCCGCCCGCTGCTGGAGGGGGCGGGGCACGCGGTGGAACTGTCCAACGGGAGGACGGTCGACGCCGGGGCGATCATGCGGCGGGTCCTGTCCGAGTACGCCCGCACCGCCCGCCTCCTGGACCTGGACGTGGAGCTCGGCTCCCCGCACGACGAGCCGGACGACGCCGCCGGCGAGCAGCAGTCGGCGTCCCGCGGCGACCTGGTGTCCCGCTTCAAGTCGGTAACCGGCCTCTGACCGTGGCCGCCCCGAGCAGCAAACCAAGGAAGGCGCAGCGGACATGAGCTCAGACAACCAGCCGTCGGCGGCCCCGCCCGCGAAGCCCGGCAGCGGACTCGCCGCGGCCCGCGCCGCCGAGGACGACGCGACCGCGCAGGCTCGCCTCAAGGAGGACCAGGCGACCGCCGACAAGCGCGCCGGCGAGGACCGGGAACTGGCCTCGGCCGGGCACCGCCTGTTCCTCGCCGCCGCCGCCCTCACCGCCGCGGTCAACACCGGCGACCTGACCCAGGTGAGCAGCGCGAACACGGAGCTTCAGGAAGCCGTCGACGCCCACCTCGCCCTCGGCAAGCCGGAGCGGGGGGAGACGGCGTGAGCGCGGTCCTCCCGCATTACACCAGAGGCCCGTGGAACAAGCAGGTCGCGGGCCTCATCTACGGCGGGCAGTTCGTCGAGCCCAACACGCAGACCCCGGGCACCACCGACCTGACCGTCAAGGTGTCGGTGGGCGGCACCGCCGCGGCGGGCGCGCTGTACGTGCTCGGCGTCGCCGGCACCGACGCGAACGTCATCACCACCCAGACGGGGGCGGCGAACACCTACGGGCAGCCCCTCATCGACATCTCGGTGCTGACGGACTACTGCGCGGTGTACGCCGGCGGGTGGGACATCTGGGCGTGGTACGGCGGGCAGGCGAACGAGGGCGAGCCGCTGACTGTCGGCGCCGCGCAGAACACGCCCGTCGCCGGCACGGTGATCGGCATCGGGAAAACCCCGTACGGCGGGTCCGCCGGGACGACGGCCCTCACCGTCACCTACAACAACATCGTCGCCCGCTGCACCCACCCCGGCGGCGTGTCGAGCGCGATGCTCACCCAGCAGATCGGCGGCCAAGGGGCTGCGTCCTACTTCCTGGGCCGCGTCCGGCTCGGCATCTGAAAGGGCCTGACCTATGCCTACTGGCGCGAGAGGTTACAGCGACTCCCCGCGGATCACCGTATCGGAGTTGCTGAAAGACCCGCTGGTCATCCCGGCTCTGATCCTGGATATCACCCAGAACGAGTTCATCATGGACTCGGTCCTGCGGATGGGCGGCGCCGCCCCGTCCGGCGCGGTCAGGTACAGCGAGTCGACGCCGCTGTACGCCGATGACTTCCCGGAGATCCGCCCCGAATTCGGCGAGGTCCCGGTCGTCCCCACCTCGATCGGCGTGCCCCGCGTCGTGTTCAGCCATGAGCGGGCGATGGCGATCATGGTGTCCGACGAGATGCGCCGCCGCCAGGCCATCGACCCGGTGACCCGGCAGCTTTTGCAGGTCAAGAACACGATGGTCTACTCGTGGAACACGGCATTCTACTCCGCTGTCGTCGCCAACGCCAGCATCCAGACGCTCGCCGTCGCCAACCCGTGGGCCTCGGCCGCCGCGACCACCCGCGCGGATATCGCGCAGGCCGTGTACCTGGTGGAGAACGCCAACATCGTGTCCCCGTCGGGTGTGACGCAGTGGCTCGGCTTCGAGGCGGACACGCTGATCATCAACCACGGCACCAAGAACACGCTGCTCCAGTCGTCCACGTTCGCCGCCCCCTACATCGGCGACATCGCGTCGGAGAACTTGCAGTACACGGGCGTTCTTCCGAACAAGATCTTCAACTTGGACGTGCTGGTGTCCCGGCAGGTGCCCGCGGGGAACGCGCTGATCATGCAGCGGCACCGCTGCGGCTTCTACGCCGACGAACTGCCGTTCATGGCCGGACCTTTGTACCGGAACGAGGAGCGAAAGGTCTGGCGCAGTGACACCCAAAGGAGTAGTGCGATAGGGCTCGATCAGCCACTTTCGATCGCTCTTTTGAGTGGCGTTTAACCAAACCTTCCACGAATCTACGCTAGGAGGCACCGTCTGATGGCGGACACCGCGACCGAAGCCCAGCCGCTGACCGCAGACGAGCAGGCGACCCTCGGCAAGCTCCTGACCCGCGCGTCGGCGGGGAAGACCCCGGCCGCCCGGATCGGGGAGCCGTACGAGGCGCTCATCGCCCTGAGCGTGCCCCGCAGGGGAGACAGCAAGGACAAGCAGACCGACCTGGTGATGCCCGGGGAGACCGTTCACCTCACCGAGGAGGAGGCGCGGGCGTTCGAGCGGCACGGCGGCAACGACGGCCGGCAGGTCCCCGTCATCCGCAAGCTGAGCGGCCCCGACGGCAGCCGCGAGCCACTGCCGCGCCTGCTGCCCCGCCACGTCTCCGGGCGCCTGTTCCGCCCGCCGCCGCCGCCGCCCGGCAGTGACGCGCCCCGCCCGGACCCGGAGGGGTCCTCCCGCGTCCAGGTGCTCGAGGACGGCCGCGCCCCCGAGATGGAAGGGGCGATGACCGCGGACCCCGCGGAGATGGCCGACCGGCTCCGCGACGCCGCCGTCCCCGACGCCGTCGACCTGCCGCCCCGCCGCACCCGGGGCAGGTAGCCGTGCCGGGCGCCCAGGTCCAGCCGGCCGCGATACCGCTGCGGTGCCCCCGCTGCTGGTTCACGGCCGTGTTCAACCCGATCGGGGCGCTCACGTTCCGCTGCGACCGGTGCGAATGGCCGTTCACCCTCGCCGCCCCCGCCCTGTCGGCCGCCCCCGTCTTCCCCGCCACCACCGTGCCGGTCACCAACCCGTACGCCACCCCGATCGCCGCGGCCATCACCCTCAACGGGGCGACCGTCGCGTCGGTCGCCATCAACGGGACCGCCGCCGGGGCGATCACCGCCGGGACGTACATCATCCCCGCCGGGGGCACGTTCGCCGCCGCCTACACGGGCGGGCCGCCCACCTGGGCGTGGGCGCTGCCCGCGACCAGCGCCGGGGTGAGCGCCGGGGGGACCGCGCTCACGTTCGCGCCGGCCAGCACCCAGGCGCTGCCGTTCACCGCCGGGCAGACCCTCATCGTCGACCCGGCCGGCACCAGTGACCTGGTGACCGTCACCGGCACCCCCACCGCCACCAGCGTGCCGGTGGGCGCCCTCAACTCCGCGCACCTCACCGGCGTGCTGGTGACCGTCGCGCAGGCGGCCCCGCTGCTGTCCGGCGTCGAAACCGTGCCCAAGACCAGCTACTAGCCCCAGGAGGTGACCGGCAGCATGGAACCCTACTACGCGGATGACCTCGTTCAGCTTTTCCTCGGCGACTGCCGCACGGTCGCCGGGTGGCTCACCGCTGACGTGCTGGTCACCGACCCGCCGTACGGGCGCGGGTGGCGGCAAGGGCTATTGCCGGGCCACACGCGGACAGCCGGAGGGATCGCGGGCGACGAGGACACAGGCATCCGCGATGCCGCGCTGGCACTGTGGGGCGACCGGATGGCTGTTGCCTTCGGTGACCTGATGCTCTCCCCGCCATCGGGCACCCGGCAGGTACTCGTCTACCGGAAGCCGCGCCTGTCGGGGATGACCGGCACGACGGCCGGATGGCAGCGTAACGCCGAGGCGATCTACCTGCTCGGGCCGTGGCCTAGCGGATGGGGCGGCCGGGACAGCATCGTCTCCACCGGATCGCAGGCGGCAAGCGGCGCGAACGGCATGGCCCGGCGCTACGGACACCCGCACGCCAAGCCGGTCGACGTGATGGAAACACTCATCTCCGCCTGCCCGCCCGGCGTGATCGCGGACCCGTTCGCTGGCTCGGGCTCGACGCTGGTCGCCGCCCGGAACCTCGGCCGGAAGGCGATCGGCGTGGAGATCGACGAGGCGTACTGCGAGCGCGCCGCCAACCGGCTGTCCCAGGGCGTTTTTGACCTGGCGGGGGTGATGTGAATGGCGCTCGCACGCTACGTG